TGGCGCGCGCGTGCCCTCGAAACCCTCCTTGAGGCCATTTCTGGCCGTTTCCCCACGACCTCGCCTGACCATTCGATGGGTCCCATCCACCCTACGGGGTCGATTTACATAGAGACTCCCCTATCCGAATCACCAAATACCCCCTATTCCGGAAAAGGGTGGTATTTCCAAAATAGGGGTCCCACTTTGAAAAAGGGTCCCATACGTTATCGCGTATAATGGTTGGTTATACGCAATCGCGTGTCCAAAAGGGTCCCATACGTTGTGTAGGGTCCCATACTCAACCTAGAGTTAGCTACTCGGTTACCTCCTTACCTGATGAACACCTCCTTAACCCGTGAGGCCCCCCATGGATCATGAACTCCACTTCCGGCAAGCCGAGGCTCACGCCAGGCTGCAATCGTTGTCGAGTCCGTGCTCGGCGTGGTGGTCCGAGCTGGCGGATTACTACAAGCAGCAGGCCGACGCTCATTGCAAAGCAGCCTGCAAAAATGCAAACGCGTCCCCGAGTGAGGACCTGGGCTTCCCATGGAACTAGCCTACACACACGTGCTGGCAACCACCCTACCTTGGACGTTGAGTCTCATCACCATGGCGCAGATGTGGATGGCCGGAAGCCGGCACCCATGGACTTGGGACTTGGCACTGGCGAATCAGGCACTCTGGTTGGTATGGATCTGTCTCACCGGCACTTGGGGATTGCTGCCTATGAATGCGGCTCTCTGGGTGGTGTGTATCCGCAACCGACGGCTATGGTCCGCTCTACACTGAGCGGTTACAAGGAGCGAGCAGAATGCTGGATGATGATCCCTACGACCCGCAACGCAACTGGAAGATGGACCCGGACATCAAGGCCAAGTGGGTCGCCGCCCTGAGGTCGGGAGCCTATCGTCAGACCAAGGGCAAGATGCGCGACGGCACCGGGGCGATGTGCTGTCTCGGGGTGCTGTGTGATGTGGTCGACCCGAAGGGTTGGACGAGCTACTACGGCGACAACCCGATGTCCCTCGATCCGCAGCGGTCCATTCCCCACCGCCACATGGCATCCTACCCGGCCCAGGATATAAGTGCAAAGGCTGGACTGTCGAGTCGGCGCTCCGTGCAGTTGAGTTCGCTCAATGATCAAGGCAGCACGTTTGCCGAGATCGCCGACGTGATCGAGGCGTGGGACCATCCGGCAGTAGCGACGCAGTCGACATGAGACTGCTGGTCTGCGGTGGGCGTCTCTTCAGCGACGTCACCCTGATGAGCTTCGTGCTCCGGTGCTACCACGTGGTTGATCCCATCGTCATGATGGCGCACGGCGGGGCCCCAGGCGCTGACACGCTGGCGGGCGAGTGGGCTGCCCGACACAAGATCGAGACCCATGTGTTCAGGGCGGACTGGACAAAACACGGAAAAGCGGCGGGCCCGATCCGCAACCGCCAGATGCTGGCTGAGTTCGAGCCCACCCACGTTCTCGCCTTTCAGGGCGGTAAGGGGACAGCCGACATGCTGCGCGTTGCGCGCGCCAAGGGCGTACCGTGGCAGCACATTGAGTAACCGGGAAGACACACGTTGTGGGAATCGTCTGAGACGGGTTTGCTTTTTGGTAATCGGTGTGACGTTATTGGCCTCATCGTGGTGTGTGATTCGTTGAATCTACTGGCGAGGTCCGGTGTGAAAAATATGCAAAATCCCTACATGGCTGGGACGCCGCAGCGCGTGCTGTGGGAGCACTTGCGCAGGCTGACCATCGATGCTGGCGCGTTGCGGGCTGAGATTGGTGTCCTGACCGAGCGCGCGCACGAGACTGAAGCCCTCATGCACAACTTTGGGCAGGCGCTCAATACGCTTGGGGGCCAGGGGGACCCGGAGCCTGATCGTCCAGGGCTGCCTGACGGTTACATAGGAGAGATGGTGCCATGAAGAAATCACTGCGCGACTGGTGGGCCGCGACATTACGGTCCGGGAATTACACACAGGGTGCCAGAAATCTGCGGGGCAAGAAAAACGAGTGTTGTTGCATCGGGGTCCTATGCGACATGGTGGAACCTGACAAGTGGACAGAATCATACATACCAGGGGTTTATGTCCACGATATGGATGGTCCTCGGCACGATGACTATTCCCGTCACGGTTTCCCGTCCGCGCGCTTCGCCAAGAAGGTTGGGCTGCCGAATGATGTGATGGGGCGGTTGGCGTACATGAACGACGATCATGGGATGACGTTCAGTCAGATCGCGGATGCGATCGAGGCGTGGGACGGGGGAGATACAATAGGTGGGGATTCGAATCATCAAGCAGGGTGATGTCGCGGTCACCCCGGAAGAGCTGAACCACTACATCGAACTCTACGAGAAGGCGTGTGGGCGCACGGCCGCGCTCATGCCGTCGCTTGAGGAGTTCATCATCCGGGATCGCACGGCGGGGTTACAGTACGGTGATCGTGAAGGATCGGGCGGGTAACCACTAAGGAGGCTGGCATGTGTTGGGATTGCTGGGCATCGGAGCACTGGGCCTGGATCGCTTTGGCAATGCTTGTCCTCGGTCTTGTCCTTGGACACATTAATATGGCCATCCATAGCGAGTGATCGGGTGGTTATCGACGATAGGGCGTGGAGGCTGTTTGGCAATGATTGGGATTTCGCTCTGGATGGCTTGGTGGGATCAGTACGGCATGAAGCCGTGGCTGTGGCAGCAGGAGATGACGAAATGGTGGCGATAACGCTGGAGGAAGCCGAGACACTCTTCCCGCTCGGAAGTGTGGTGAGGCTCAAGAGCGATGGGCCCGATATGACGGTTGTGGGTGTCGGTTTGGAAAAGGAGGGGGTGGATAATGCAGGAGTCGGGATGGTCTCGGTCGACTGCATGTGGTTCGAGGTATTGCACGGTTCATTCACTGGCTACCCGCTGTGCTCGGCATTCGTCCCACAGGCCCTGATGGTGTCCCCACTGCACGACGAAGAAGATGAGGACGTGTCGGCGGATGAGCACGACGAACCAACCGACGACTGAGTCGGCCACCACTTTCACTTCGGCGGCAGACAAACGCAAGGAAACGATTCGTAAGCTTGCCGAACAGCAGGCTTACGAAGCCGTCCTGATGACTGAGTGGGGAAGATACGTGGCGCTTGACCCGCAGATCGTTCGGCCCTGGGACGCGCTGTCCCAGGAGGATCGCAACGCTATGTTAACCGGCTTCACGCTATGTATGTCGTATGTGCGCCGAAAGGTCGAATCGAAGCGAGGGGCAGGCCATGGAAATTGAAATTGATAATGAGGTGGTGGCGTCCTATGGCCGTGCGCTTGCGCAAGCAATCGAGGACGGTCAGTACATGACGCCCTGGGAATTACTCGCCAAAAGCGCTCAGTTCTACATCATGGCCGGGTATTACATGGCGATGGCCGATGTGTCGGAAGCTTACGCGCGCGATCTTACGTCCTGGGCTGAACGTCCGGCCGCCGTCACCGACAAACTGATCGGGGACGAGAAGGAATAAGCCGTGGACGGGATCTTCATGGGCGGCATCATGATCGCGATCGCGATCGGGTACATGATGGAAAGTGCCACGGTTGGGTTTTTGGGTGTCGGGATCACGTTCGTGATATGCGGCCTCATGGAGGCTGACTGGTGACCGCCGAGGTGATCGAAACCTTTGGGCCACACAGCAGGATGACTCCTGAGCAGACGCTCGGGTACGCGAGCGCGCGCAAGTGGGACAAGGTCATCGTGTTCGGGTACTATGAGTCGAATGATGAGTTCGGTGTCCTCGGGAGTCATATGTCGCGCGAGACTGCACTCTGGTTAGTAGAGCATCTCAAACTGCATGTATTGGATCGCCTATGATCGGGAACAACAATCTGATGCTGAATGGGGCCACAGTGGCGGCCGCGATCCAGTTCTGGCTTGACGCTCAATTCAAGATCGGGTGCTCTCCGGAGGTCCAGTCGGTGTGTTGGACTGGCTCGGTGTTCAGTGTGAGCATCAAGCCGCGGGATAAGAAAGAGACAGAATGATCTTCCCTGGCTTGGCTAGCAAGGTTTGGAGTAGGATGTGGCACATCACGCGCCGCCCACCCGATGTCGTGATTGGGCCACCGGACGATCCCTACATGCTGCGCTGGCACTTGTTGAACTACAAGCGCTTCCGCTACATCGGGAACGTGTACCTGCATGCGATCTGTCGCTCGGATGATGATCGGGCGCTGCATGATCACCCGTATTTTTCGGTCTCATTTGTGCTGCGCGGCGGCTACATTGAGCACTTCAAGGATCACGCGGTCGAGCGCCCCGTGGGGGCCCTGGTAGGAAGAGGGGCCACGACGGCTCATCGGCTGGAGCTGCACCCTGGTAGGTGTGGGGGCTTCACGCCGTGCTGGAGTTTATTTTTCGTTGGGCCGAAGATTCGCGAGTGGGGATTCCACTGTCCAAAAGGGTGGCGTCACAACACTGACTACTCAGTCCCAACAAAGAATGGCAACATGATCGGAAGAGGGTGTGATGATTGAGAAGATGACTCCACTGAATGCTCTCGCGCATGAATGTCATGCCGCGAATAAAACCTGGTGGTATCACCCATATAGCGGAGAGCCGTTGCAGCGCAACAAGGGCGAGCTGCTCATGTTGATCGTATCCGAGATCGCGGAAGCCATGGAGGGCGAGCGTAAGGGTCTCCAGGATGACAAGCTCCCGCATCGCCGGATGGCTGAGGTCGAGCTGGTAGATGCGCTGATCCGGATCTTCGATTACGCCGGGGCGTACGAGTACGATCTGGATGGCGCGTATCGAGAGAAGATGGCCTACAACGCCAATCGCGCGGATCACAAGCCCGCTGCCAGGTTGGCCGAAGGCGGGAAGAAATGGTAGTTGCGACTGACGCCAAACTTCCGCTCTGCGGAACCTGCCCGTTCTCTGTTCCTTCACCAGAGGATGGTTGGGTCTGGTGTCACGGATCGCCCCCATCGTCGTATCATAAGAGCACCGATGGGCAGACGACCGTCACGGTATCGTGGCCGCTCATGAATGAGAATCAGGTTGGGTGCGGACTACATCTTGATTGGCCACGGCCATGGAGGATGCGGCTATGAGCCGGGCGAATTACACGGATGAAAGTGATGATCAGTGGGCACAGGTGATGTGGCGCGGGGCGGTCGCGAGTGCGATCAAGGGCAAGAGGGGGCAGGCATTCTTACGGGAGATGCTGGTCGCCCTCGACTCACTCCCCGAGAAGAAACTCATTTCCGGCAAATTGCAAGACGAAACCGACGACACCGCCGTCTGCTCGCTCGGAGCTGTCGGACGATTGAGGGGCGTCGATCTCAAGGGGTTCAATCCTGAGGGGGATGAGGACGACTGTTGCTACGAACTCGACACTGAGGGTCTCGCCGGGGTGCTGAAGATCTCTGACGCGCTCACGCGCGAGATCATGTACATGAATGATGATGCCTATTCGATAAACAACGCTGAGGAGCGCTGGATGCGAATGCGGGCCTGGGTGGAGAGGCAAATTATCAAATGAGTGTTCGTCGGTGGTGGCGCGCGAAGCAAGAGATCACGCCTCACAAGAGGCCGCGATCAGTCGGGCAGAAGACTATCTTCGAGGGGTTGGCCTGTCGCTATGATTACGGCTGGAAGTTGGAGGGGCGTATCACCCACTACGAACTCCATCCCACCAAAGGGTACCGCAGAATAGGGCGGCAGCACAGCATCAAATGGGTCAACGACAAACCAAGGTACTGGCTGCAAGGAAGGAACTACGCCGAGGTCGTCCGCCATGGGAGAGACCTGGAGCCACTTGGAGCAAGCGACTTCGTTCAGGCACTGGCGCTGTCATGAAACGGCGCAGCTTCCTGCAACTCTTCGGTGCCGGCGCCCTATCGGGCAGAAAGCTAACCGAAGAGGCGCTCTTGCGCGTCACCGGTGTGTCTACGCCTGGTTTCGGTTCGAATCCTCATATCAGTGCATTTGATTACGGCCCTCCAATCGATTCATCACCACAAAAAGGCGACTATGAGTTCTCGGGCTACGACAACACCATCATGGCGGCCAGCAAGTACGTCAAGACGATGGGGATGCCGGAGTTTTATGATCGCCAGTTGCGCAGGCGCGCTTCCGAGGTTTACCGAATCGATGGCGATATCGCATGTAAGTGCTGGTCCTGGAATGTCAAACTTCAGTCGCAGCGCGAGCGCAACTATCAGCGCCTGAAATCCACCATCGAGGATGCGGGCGGGCAAGCGGTGGCGAAGAACTTGCTGTGGAAGTTTACGGGGTTCCAGTGGCCGTGGCACTGAAGAAGAAGTGGCTTACTCCATCAGACTGTGGCCTGTTTTCTCAGCCTGAATATCAGGCCCCGGTATGGATGACTCAGCTTCTGCTGATCGAGCCTCCACTGGAGTGGCCCCCGAAAGTCAACCAGAGAATCTTCGATCGTGAGATCGAGCACATCATGCGGACCGGTTTCGGTACACCAGTGGTGTACCTCAGGGTCCAGCCGCCCGCATCCCAATACACCAAGGAGCGCCGTGACCAGATGCGCGCCGACCTGTTCGCGAAACAGGGTGGCAAGTGTCACTGGTGCCAGAAACCGATGACCATGCACAACCCTACTGGCCGCCCTACCGGGGCATTTGCGAGCTTCGAGCACTTGTTGCCAAGGAGTCTCGGAGGTAGATTCACGGCTGACAATATCGTGCTGGCTCACAAAACATGCAACCATCATCGCGAGTCCTATCGGCATAAGCTGGCACGCTATGCCCACGACCCGATGCGTGAAGGAGGAATGTGGAATGTCAGTCTTCGTAGGGAAGCCGACAGTCACCTGCTCGATGGCGAGCACGATCGGGTGTCTGGGCAATCACAAGCGATCAGGGGTGGGGAAGATCCTGGGGCCGTTTCCGATATCGGGTAGGTATCTTATCCCGTGCCCATTCCCGGCGATGGAGGTCGTCACTCCGGCGGGCCGGTACCTGTGGGAGATGATTCCGGATGAGCCGAATCAAGGAGGTCAGAATGCGGTACGTCAAGGCGCCCCAAAGCGATAAGCAGATCGAGTGGGCCAAGAAGGTCAAGGTCGGGGTGACGCAACCCGGACTTGATGGGACATTGTGGAGGCTGTTCAAGCACTTTCCGGTCGAGGAGGTTGGCCCATGGATCACCGGGGAAGTACTGCGTGGATCCCCACTGGGTGACATCGCGGACTCCGTCACCATCATGCTGGCATCCTGCATCACCCAACTGGCTGCCAGAAGGGGCAGGGATCATGCTGTCGAGTTCGCCGCCAAGATCCTCAGTCGGACTGCCGGCATCGTCCACCAGGATATGATCATGATCGTGGGGGACGAGAAGGCTGTGGAAACCATGATGGGACTGAAGCCCAAAAAGCTGATCTTAACCGGTTGAGAACCTTTGCGGGATAGCCTAAGTTCCTGGCTCCTGAAACTAGGAGTCAGTGATATGCGTGACCATGAGCATGAAGCAGCCCGAGCGACGGCCAAGAAGTATGAGTGGGAGGGTGAGCCTTGCTCGCGGTCTACATACTTTCGTCGCATGAGACTGTCCAAACGTCGCGGTCGCAAGGCCACTACAGTGATGATCACCGGCAAGATGACCACAAAGATGGACATCAATCATGAGCGAGTTGAGACCTTCGTGATGCTTGCGGACAACATGAGTCGCGGTGAACAAAATGAGAACGTGGAGCTTCGTCTTCCACGCAAAGTGCTTGGTGCAATAGCTTCGGCCCTGCGAGGGGCCGGTTACTGATCGCACTGGCATGTGGGTAGCCAGTGTGGTGCGGGACGGCGGGTGCTTTGGTTCTCCTCGCTTGAGAACGGGTTGGCACCTCCCTTGGCGCTCGCCGTCCCAACATACAAGGGGGCACTATGGCTGACACCGACACTAAGATTCTCTGCTCGTCTGAGAAGCCGACGATCGTGTTCGAGGCGCTCAAGGATGGTAATATTACGATCCTGTCGCGGTCGTTCGCTGGGGTTGATGGCAGGTACGCTATCATCAAGGGCAAGGAGATGCGCGTCTACTGGAGGGATGGTCAGGTGATCTGCGAGATCGTTGATCGCCCGCCTGAGCCCAAGCCGATTGAGACGGTTGATGATCTCTGGGTCCCGGACGATGTCCCGGCCTACGGCGAAGAGGGCGAATCATGAACAACTTCGATCTCCTGCGGGACATCTTGCAGCCCGAGGAGGTCAAGCTCCTCTGCCAGGCCGCGATCCTGAAGGCTTTGCAGCTCAATCAGACTTCGCCTGAGGACACTATTCATGCGGATGTCATTCCAGAGCTGCGCCGTGCGCTGGCGTTCGCCGAACCCGCATCACCATCCCAGAGGCTGAAACAATGACTGAACTCCCCCTCTACCAGAGCCATAAGCGAGTGCGGGCGCTGAAGATTGAGCGTGTGGTGCTGCGTGAGTGCGTGCAGTGTCTCACTCCTGGTGCCACGATCTTCCCGGAAAATACCGAGTACGATCCGTTCGATGTCGATTCGTCGTATGTCTCCAGGCACAATCCGCAGGCCGGGGGATATTACGTGGTCTACCAGGATGGCTACCAGTCTTGGTCGCCCGCGGAAGCTTTCGAGGAAGGCTACACTCTCGTCACCCGATGTTAACCTACCGGGGGTAATGCGACAGTATGGAAGTCATGGGGGCGTCGGTGAGTAGCGCGAAAGAAAATCGGGCCAAGTTTCGTGCAGCGGTCGACAAGACCCTACCAGATCGCTCTCCGATCAGCGGCCGGAAGAAGAAACCACTTCCGAAGAATCCGAACTGCTACGTGATGGCCCACCGGGTGTACGACAACTGGGCTGATCTGAAGAGGCTCGGCGTCAATGAGGACTTTGGCTCGGCCGTCGGCAAGTTGTTCATGTTCGAGTATATTACCGCACGTGAGGCCACGGCGGGGCGCATCTATGCCCAGACCGCGGCAAGATATGACAGATTTAACGGCATTCAACGGCATGCCAAGTCGCCGGCTTACGCGCGCGCATCGCGCGGGATGGACGACACGGTCGACAAGGTCGAGCGCCAGGGAACAACCCAACAGTATGAGAAATCCGCCCGCCGGGCCAAGAAGAACTGGCTGAAGATCGCGCAGGGCATCCCCTCGCCGACGGCGCACAAGCTGCTCGACGAGGTCTGCATCTACGACATCTACCCGACTGACGATCAGTCCCGTAAGGACATCAAGTCGCTACTCAGCATGGTGGCGGCCAAGTTCGGAATCATGAACGAAAGCGAATGACGTGCTCAAGACCTGGCTTCCAAAGATGTTTGGTGAGCCCGGCGAAGTTGAGGGCGATGATGCTGGCGTCACCTGCGACGAAGAGTATCAGGCGTTTGATGAACTTGGTCCAAGATCCAAGATAGTCGTCGGTGAATGGTGTTCCTTCAAGTGGTCATGCGTCAATATCGTGCGCGAGATGCGAAATAGGAATCTTAACTTCTTGTCAGATGACGACAAGATTGCTACGGAGATACTCCGATGGGACAAGAAGTACAGGGGCAGCCCGACGAAAGACGGGAACACGATGCCGACGAGCTGAGCGTTAGCCGAGAGCCCCATGGGGATCTTGGGGAGGGAGCGCGGGATCCAACCCGGGCGCTCCCTCCGGGGCTCACCTACATTGTGATTGACACCGAGACTTCCGGTCTCGCCAACTTCGCCCTCCCGGCCGATCACCCCGATCAGCCACACCTTGCCGAGCTATCGATCATTCTGTGTGACAAGAATCTTGAGCCGCTCGGCTACGAGAACTATCTGATCAAGCCGGATGGTTGGGAGGTGACTCCAGGCGCGACGGCCGTCAATGGTCTCACCACTGAACGCCTGGAAAGGGAAGGTGTCCCGCTCGCCGGTGTGCTTGCTCGCTACGTTGAGATAATCGACGCCGGTGTGGTCATGATTGCCCACAATGCGCAGTATGACGGCAAGATCATGCGTGGCGAGCTGCGGCGCGCCGGAGGCGATGATCGCTTCATGCTGACCAAGACGATCTGCACCATGCGCGGCATGACTGAGCACTGCCAGCTTGCCGGGAGTAGGGGCAAGTGGAAGTGGCCGACGCTCAACCAAGCGTATGAGTTCGTGAGCGGCGCCGCGCGCGCCTCGCTGGCGCATAGTGCCGACAATGATGCTACGGCCTGTCTCGCGGTGGCATCATGGATGCTCATGAACGGGAAGCTTCCGGAACCGCAGGTCTATTTTCGAAAAGGCGGGAAAGAAGTCTAGGTCGGGTTGACACTGGAAGATGCCTCCTTTACATAACGGACGCTCCCCTTGTGGAGTGAGAGGTCGACGGAACCCGATCCATCCAAATTGAGGGGATTCTGCCCGACGATCTTCAACCTGGGTGTCTCGTACCCCGGCGACCTCTCACCACCATCAAAGTCCTCATGAAACAACTCGATCAGTGGCAGCGTCTGGAGAGGTTCCTGAGTTTCGGGGCTGACTCGACTACCAACGATCTCGTGCGACGATGTTGGGAAGACGATTCGGACAGGACCCTTATGGTGATCGGTGGGATGTCCAACAAGACAAACCAGCGTGCTATCCTGGCACTCTCGATCGGGGCGATGCACCCGACACTTGCGATCAGGAACATGGCATTCTCGGGTGTCAATAGGGTGTGCCGGACTGCCGATCAACTCCTGAGTTTCATCGCGCACGTGCTGGAGACGACGGGTCAAAAGGATCTGCGCCGCAAGCTCATCCGGGTGATCAACACCTGGAGGGAGACGCAGTCCAGGTACCAGATCATTGATGATGCCAGTCCCATGAAGCCGGAGTGGTGGGTTGGTTGTCATAAAAGTTGAGGTGGACGATCGACAGGGGACCCGTTCGGTGGGAATAATCTGTCGAGTAATAAGCGCTTGTCGCGGAATGAGCAGTAGGACCGGACCTTGGCTCCGCCCACCTAATACCTTAACGGCTGTTAACCTCTTGAGACTAAGCAAAGATTTCACTTGACAAATGACACACACTATGGTACTCGGAAAACAATCACTATCCTGGAAACAGGATTCTATTTGATGCGGGGAAGAGCACCGGGCGCTCGGCGTCCTCATAAGGCGCAGGAAGTGGGTTCGATTCCCACCTCCGCTTCCAGTTCGACACGGCTCTAAAATAACCTCTTGCACAGGGGGGTTAGGTCCACCCGTTCCTCCCGGACCTTGGGCTGTGAACTTGAAGGCCGCGCGGGCAACCGCTGCGGCCTTTCTTTTTGGCCGAGGTAGCTCAAGAGGACGAGCACCTGCTTTGTAAGCAGGAGGATGGCGATTCGAGATCGCCCCGAGGCTCCAATTCTACCATTCCAAAACCCTGAGGACTGAATGAGCACTCCTGATACGTCGGAGACGATCCGCCGTGCCCGAAAGGCTGCGGTGGAGGATGCACTCTCACGTGGATTTGAGCCGCCATCGCCGAACATACGCTCAAACAGCGCCGCGCACGAGGCTGCCAAGACGCTGAATATGCCGTCCCAGACGCTCCATAGTTGGATCGCCACTGAGGAAAGGCACAAGAAGGGCGGGAAAAAGCACTTCCTACCTGATTGGAAGAAGTACAAGGCGAGGGACTTTTACACGCCTCCTGAGCCGATCTATAAGCCGCCGCCGGCTTATACATCCGCTGACGAGGCGCTCGTCATTACATCGCGGAAGGACAACACCTTCTGCTTTGGGGCCGCTGGCGACCTACATGCTGGGTCGAAATACACCCGCTGGGATGTTCGCCACGACCTCTACCGACAGTTCATTGAGGCTGAGGCCCAATGCAACTTTGACACCGGTAACTGGATTGAGGGGGAAGCTTCCTTCAATCGCTACGATCTCGATGCCCACGGGCTCGAATCGCAGTGCCAGCTCCTGGCGCGCGAGCATCCGACTGGCCTCCAGACCTATGCGGTCTGGGGCGATGATCACGAGGGCTGGTACGTCCAGCGCGAGGGCATCGACGTCGGACGATACAACGAAAGCGTCATGCAAGACGCTGGTCACGAATGGGAGAACCTGGGCTTCATGGAAGCTCATGTGATCCTCCGAAATGCCAACTCGGGTGCGGAAGCCTCGATGGCAGTGGTCCACCCCGGCGGTGGCTCCGCCTACGCGACATCATACTCGATACAAAAAATCATTGAGTCGTTAGAAGGCGGTGAAAAGCCGGCGGTGGGACTGTACGGTCACTACCACAAGCTCTGGTCGGGATTGATCCGCAACGTGTGGGTCGCCCAGACCGGTACCCAACAGGACCAGACACCCTTCATGCGCAAGAAACGCCTGGAGGCCCACGTAGGCGGCACGCTGATTCGGATGAAGCAGGATCCCAAGTCGGGCGCCATTACATCCTTTTCGGCGGAGCTGATTCGCTACTTCAACAAGGCATTCTATGCCGGTACCGGCCGGTGGTCGAAGCACGCGCGCCCGCGCATGCTCCCGAGGGTCAAGAACGGTGCGTGATGTACACGCTCACGCCTGTCATTCTTCAGGCAGCGTACGATTTCCTGAGCGAGACCCCGCCATTCAATAAGTGGAACCTCCCAGACGGAGATGACCTCTGCTTCAAGGTCACCCGCTCGGCCGGTGTTAGGGGCTGGTACAGCCTGATCAACGGGCAGCACACAATCGCGGTCTCGGGCGTGGCCAATGGCCACACCGACAGCATCATGCAGGTGGTTGGGCACGAGATGTGCCACCTCCACCAATACATCCACGATCTCCCAGGCGGCGCGCACGGGCCCGCGTGGAGATTGCTGTACGACGAAGCCTGTGCGTTTCACGGATGGGATAGTCGAATCGTATGAAAGCTCATGAGATCGCTACAGAAGCAGCGCGCCTGGTTAAAGGAGACCGGGAGGCGTCACACGGCAACAAATTCACCAACCACGCGGCGATCGCGGCGGTTTGGACGGGCTACATCCTGGCCCGCGAGGTCTCTGGCAAGGATCCATTCAGCCTCGATGCTGAGGACGTGGCCAACATGATGGAGCTGCTGAAGGTCGCCAGGCGACTCACCGGCACCACCAACAATGACGACTACATCGACGGCGCCGGCTACGCAGCAGTCGCCGGTGAGATCCGTGAGTACATGGATCAGTTTCCGATTTCTATGACGTGACTTACGGGGCACCCACAATCCTCCGCCGGGTAGTGGGTGCTGGAGCGCTACGGTGGTGGCCCGCGATAGCATCAAGGGTTGGCAAACCACGTTTCCAGGTACGATTCGGTGTTCAGAAAGATGACCTGCGGGGGTGCCCCCATCGCGCTCCGCGCGGTGCATTTCGGCCCGTTCAAGGTGATCAACCCCCACAATAAGGATCCCACTATGTCCGACATGATACCGAGGAGCCCAAAGAAGGGTGACAAGACGCCTGATCAGATTGCGCTCTCAGGTGAACAGTACGACGGCGACCCATATGGGAAAATGCCGATGAGCGACAATATCGAGGACCGGCGCGATCCACCTCCGACTGAAGCGACTGAGGCTGAGACAGCCAGGGCTGTGGCTTCTACGAGGTCGCGCATGGCGGTTCAGGGGCGATGGCGCCCACGTTATAACGGAGAATGAGATGTCTGGTATCGGCGCATTTTTGGGCGGCATGACGAGCAAGCTCAACAACGACAAAGATCCTTCGGCGAAGCCGGCTGCTCAGAGCCAGGACGAGAAGGACGAGGCGAATTCCAAGATGATCCAGATCAAGAATTTCGCCGGCCCTGCCAAGTCCACTGCCCCCGCTACCCCATCGCTCCCGAGCCTCTCCGGCGAGCAGTACGACAACGACAGCAACAATAACGGAGCCTGACATGGCGAAATTCACGAAGGGCCATCTTCCGCAGATGGCTGGTGAGCAGTATGAGGCCGAGGATACCGCGGCCGAGAAGTCGCAGGACATGCGTCAGGCTCGCAAGGCCAAGATGACACCGGCCGCGTTCGAGGAGAGCCCGGCCGACATGGAAGGTCCGCCGTCGGCACCGATGGCTGGTCCGCCCCCGATCGCGCAGCGCTTCCGCGACAAGGGTAAGGGCAAATCCAAGAAGTTGGGAGTGTACTGACATGGCAAAGAACTGGATTGCAGGCGCCGTCAAGAACAAGGGCGGCCTCCACCGCAGCCTCGGCGTGCCCGAGGGGCAGAAGATCCCCCCGGCCAAGATCGCGGCCGCGACCAAGAGTTCGAACCCGAAGGTTCGCAAGCAAGCCAACCTGGCCGAGACCTTGAAGGGTTTCGGGCGAGGCAAGTGACATGGCCGGTGACGTAAAGGCGATGCCCTGGGTCACCGATCACACCAAGAAGCTCGAAAAGCAGCCCAACGTGAGGCTGGTCGAGGAGCTTGAGCGCCTCCTGGAAGGCGCCAAGTCTGGTAGCGTCTATGGTCTCGCTTACGCTACGCAGACCGTTGACAACACCGATAGTTGGGGGTGGATCACTGACGACACAATGGACCTTCTGGCTTCGGTGGCGCTCCTGGAGCATCGCATGAAGGACTATGAGGTCCGCTCGACGATCGTTGAAGTCGGCAATGTCGACTAATGATGTCCGCCAGCAGATCATCGACTACTACCGGTCGATTGGGCAGGACCCTTCCTTCGCGCTAGCGACTGCGTCGCGTGAATCGAACTTCAATCCGAACTCTGGCGGTACCGGCACGATCCGCGGACTCTATCAGATGACACGGGCTCTCCGGAACCAGTACGGGATCCGAGAGGGCGGCGACGTCGCGCATCAGTCGACAGGCTTCGCCAAGTACGAAAACGAGCTGCGCAACGACATGACGCAGCGGATGGGGCGCACGCCGACCAATTCCGAACTCTACATGGGGCACCACTTCGGACCCTACCGCGCTTCCAAGATGGCGACCGGTAAATACGACCCAAACACCCCGAACAACCAGATTTTCAGTCCGCTGGAGATGCAGGGCAACCCGCACTTCGCGCGCGCTGGTACGATCGGTAATTTGACCAATCAGACACTGGGCGACATGGACCGCCGGTTAGGGCGGTACGGCGAGCCTCCCGAGGGCGGCCCGCCTGGGCGTGGCGACCCCGACAACGCCATGCAGGACTTCTCACGCTTCGCCGTCGGTTACAAGAAAGACAACAAGGGCGCTGATGACGGTCAGGACTTCTCGCGCTTCGCGGCTGGTTACACACCCTCCGGGGGAGCCCCGCAGGAGCCCACGCCGGGCCCCAATGATGGAAACCCTGGCGGCCTGAACAAGGTCGAGCCGCTCATGCCGTGGCTTACGCCACAGCCTGACAGCGACAAATCCAAGATGCCTGTCTACGAGGGCAACCCGGCGCAGCCACCCGGCACGCAGCCGGCACCGATGCCGACTTTCCCCACCAAACCCCCGTCCCTACCAGGGATGGAAGAACCAGCATGAGGATCTGATGCCCTGGACACCTAATGACGGCCCAGCCCGCCACACCAAGAAGGCCAACTCCCCCGTGAAGAAGCGGCAGTGGTCGGATGTGGCCAACAGCGTACGCACCCGCGAGATGGCAGCCGGCGCGAGTGAGAAGGTGGCCGACGCAAGTGCCGTCCGAACAGCCAACGGTGTCGTGAAGAACCGGGGCAGTAAGCGGGGCGGTTGATGCCCAAGCACAAGAATAAATTCAACAAGCCTCGCGGGGTGACCCCGCTGGAGGCTAAGCGGGTCTGGAAAAATCTCAGGAACCCGAACTATGAGAAAGTCTCGCTTGCCTTTCGCAAGGCCGGGAGATCGATCAGTGCTGACCAGATTGCTGACTGGCACAAGGCCGGCTGGGATGATTACGTTCAGGAAACAGACATCCAGCAAGCCGTGCGCGCCATTGGCAACCAGGTCGGTTCGCTGCTCGGAGATCCTGATCTGGAGGGCGTCACGCTTGATGACATCGTCCCTCCCGAGATCGGTACCACCTTTCCGGATGAGCCCGACTTCATCGCGAATGCCCCGGCGCGCCGCGGCGCGTTGCTGCGCATCACCGACAACCGCTCGATTGTCGAGTTCGTAGACGAGGGTTCCGATCTGGAGCTGCTGCGTGACAGCAATCGGCGCGCGCAAGGGTTGGTCATGGTGCTCGCCAACGAGATGGACCGCCAGCGCGATGTCATGGTTCCGAAGCACGCACAGGAACTGGCGTCGCTGATCAACGCCTTCACGAACCTCCTAGAGGCCGCCAACCGCGGCGCCAAGCACTATCTCGACGTCGAGGAGCGCCGCATGCGTACCATCAACCCGAATGGGACGCGAGGGCGAGGTGAGATGTCCGACGACGTGAAGACCGATACCAACCCGTTCAAGTTCGATGCCTTCGTTAAAAGCCCAGCGGTATAATCACAATCCGCAGCTTGCGGAGTTTATTGAGAACGAGCTGCACTACCTAGATTTCGAACAGGCGATCGATTTCTACAAGGAATTCACCGACAAGACGAAGAATCTCGATGATCTGGCCTTCTTGGCCTGCAACGACCGGTTCTTCCTCTTGGCGCATATGCTAAACCGGCACGATATTGTCCATCCATGGCTATACGACCGTTGCCGGGAGGTCGAAGCCAATCCGGATGGCTGGTTGGATTTGTGGGCCCGGTACCACTACAAATCGACGATCATCACCTTCGCTGGTGTCATTCAGGAGATCCTGATTGATCCCGAGCTGACGGTTGCGATCTTTTCGCATACGCAACCGATCGCAAAGGCTTTCTTGGAGCAGATCAAGCGTGAGCTTGAAGCAAATGGCAAGCTCAAGGAAGTCTTCGACGACGTTCTCTTCGCAAACCCGCAGGCTGAATCACCACGTTGGTCAGCAGAAGGGATCATCGTCAAACGCTTATCCAATCCCCGCGAAGCCACGGTTGAGGCACATGGGCTTGTGGACGGTCAGCCCATCTCGCGGCACTACAGCCTGCTGGTTTATGATGACGTGGTCACTGAGAAGTCGGTCACCAACCCTGACCAGATCACCAAAACGACGCGCATGTGGGAGCTGTCGGACAACTTGTCCACCCACTTGGGCGCGCGCAAGTGGCATGCCGGCACTCGGTATCACCACGGCGATACCTACGGCATCATCCTGGAGCGCAAAGCACTCCGCGAGCGGCGGTACGCGGCTACGGATGACGGGACGCTCAAGGGTAATCCCATCTTCCTCAGTCAGAAGCGCTGGAATGAGGTCAAGACCGCGCAGAAGTCGACGGTCGCAGCCCAGATGCTGCTCAATCCGACCGCCGGTAATGAACAGATATTCCTGAGTGAGTGGTTCTCGGGATACGAGACCGTCCCGGCCATGATGAACGTCTACATCCTTTGCGATCCCAGCAAGGGCAAGAAGAAGCACAGCACGCGCTCCGGATCCGAATCCGACAACACTGCGATCGCGGTGATTGGGATTGATCAAGGCGGCAACAAATATTTGCTCGATGGCTACTGCCACCGCATGAAGCTGTCGACACGCTACAGCTTCATCAAGGAGCTGCACAAGAAGTGGTCTTCCTTCCCCGGTGTTCAGGTCGTGAAGGTCGGCTACGAGCAGTACGGCCAACAAGTCGACCTCGAAGTGCTCGAAGAGTACATGGAGAGAGACCGGGTCTACTTCGAGATCGAAGAGCTGAACTTCCCGCGTGAGGGGCTTCATTCCAAGAAGCACCGCGTCGAGCGTCTCGAACCCGACGTCAAGACCGGAAGATTCCGGATGCCGGCACTCGTGCATCATCCCGACATGGTCCCCCCTGCGATGGAGAACAACCCGATCCCCGCGATCGATCGCCAGATCGGTATCACCCCCGGTACCGTGTATTGGTCAGCTTGGACACAGGAAGACTACGACGCATGGGCCGCCGCTGGGAAGGCCAATAACCCGGCCGTCGGCCAGATCATGTACCGGCCGCTGCGAGGTCTCACCAAGGCCCAGCGCTGGATGAAAGACACTCAGCAGTCCCATCGCATTGTGACACCGCTGCGGCGTCTCGATGAGGACGGCAATATCTACGATCTCACCAGGGTTTTCATGGAGGAAGCGCGGTTCTTCCCGTTCGCCCCGCATGATGACCTGATCGATGCGGTCTCACGCATCTACGACATAGAGCCGTGCTCTCCGGTGGCCTTCGAGTCGATCATGACAGAAGCCTCGCAGGAGGATCAGTATGGCGTCCCAGGAGGGGATGACTGATGGTCGACAATCGCTACATGCCGCCAACCAAAGTCTCAACACGTCCGATCACGCTGCTTTCGCTGGTTAACAAGCTGGATCCGACCTGGTCGCAGAAGAAATTCTACGATCGTGAGTACCCGGGCGAGGCTTACGACAGCGGCGGCTGGGGTGGTCGCGGCAAGTATCACTACTCGAACCCGTACCATAGGGGTCCCTATGCGGACGAGTAAGCGGGTCGCGCGCAAACGCGCGTCCGCCAAAATTCCCAAACATGATCATGAGCGAGGTCGTCGATCTCGGCTTAGTCGGCTGCTGCGAGAACGCTCGAAAACATCGAGTCGCGGTCTTGCCGAGCACAAACAATAAGGAGACTTCGAAGTGGGGGCACTTAATGCAAAGGTCGATCAATCGACCTCGAAAACAAAAGCGTTCATATGGACACTAACGACCTCTGACACCGGTACCGCGGTAGACATCTCAGACCTTGAGTGCATCACGGTTCACAATATCGGATCCGGAACGGCGCAGATTGAAGTGTCAAATGATGGCACTAACTTCGTTGGGCTCCAGGCTAACCTAGCACTCCCTCCAACCACTGGTCCTATGGCTGCCAACACTATCTTCTCCTTCCCGGCAGGCTTCAACCCACGATTCATGCGTGTTGGTACGGTCGCTGGCGCGTCGGTCGTGGTCATTGCGACTGGCCAAAAATTCATCAACTGCGGTTGATTGAGGAAAAACAAAAAATGGAAAGCTTTGGCTGATGGCTAGGGGAGACCCGGCCATCACTCGACTTGACGCGCAAGAGCATGTCAGGGGACTCCCGGATCAATCGGTCATCGAGCAATACATCGGGCCAGCCGACGAAGGCGAAACCGACCCTTTTAAGGACTTCGATATGTGGGTGGCGCGCCGCGCGATGGCGGTGCTGAAGACTCACTATCCTGGTCACTTCTGGCAGGTGCAGTCTGATGTCAAGGCTCACCTACTCAAGATTTCAATTCCGATCCTGATGGGTGTCACCACGTGGTATGTGATCAATCTCAAGCAGCACGAGATGACGGCAGAGAACGTCATGCGTGGTGGTGGCGAGATCCTGGAGCGGTACGGCCTTAGTCGCGGCGCCTTTGAGCTTGGATCGTTTTTGTCAGCTCGTCAGGAGCACTCGAAGCTGTTGAGGAAGCGGCGACCGGTCCCCGGAGGCATCAAGAAGCGCCGGATGGCTGGGGCCTGAGATGAAGCGCGCATTCCCATCGCTGGAAGATTACGAATCGACGGCTGGCGGGAATGACATTGGCAATGCGCTGCCGCTCAAGGCGATGGGGCAACCCATCCTGCCAGGCGGTGGTTTTCGTGAGCCCGTGGGCGCCCCTCCGGGCGAAGATGCGCTGAGCAATGAGCCGGCCGAAGCCGACGCGCAGGCGCCGCAGGCCGCACCAGACGGTTCTGACGAGCTGGAGAACTACGCTGCTAACCAGCAAGACGAATTGCCGGAGCAGGAGCCAGACGAGAGTGAGAATTACGACTTTCTCGGGCTCGTAAAAGAAGCGCAAAGTCAGTCTCGCCAGTACCTGCAACAAATCAATCGGAAGAGCTGGGCGCAGGCATTTCGCGCCATGCACAACGAGCACTTTAGCGGCTCGAAGTACACGTCTACTGACTACAAGTTTCGCTCCAAGATCTTTCGACCCAAGACCCGCTCGGCCATCCGCAAGGATCAGGCGGCCGTGGTGGCTTCGCTTTTCGGGAACATAGATGCGATCAACTGCATCCCCGGTGACGAAGCCAACCCGATGCAATGCGGCGCGGCTTCAGTAATGGAGCAACTGGTCAACTATCGAACTGACCGGACCTCTGGCCGCGCCGCGTTGCCCTGGTTTGCCGTCGCGATCGGGTCGCGCCAAGACTCATTGATGACCGGTATCTGCCTCTCGAAGCAGAGCTGGAAGCTGGAGCTGCGCAAGGAGCGTGAGACTGTCACGCAACTCGACCCGCTGACCCAGGTCCCGCAGAAGATCGTTCGTGACGTCTACAAGCCGGAAATCGATCGTCCGACCGTCGACCTGATCCCGCCCGAGAATATGGACATCGATCCGGCAGCCGATTGGACGGATCCGATCCAGACATCGGCTTTCGTGGTGATTCGCTGGCCGATGCAGATCGATGAGGTGCGAACCAAGATGAAGCACCCCATCAACCCGTGGAACAAGGTTGATGACGGTATTCTACTTACGGCAGCCGAGGATGTGGCGGCCGACGTGTCGGCGCTGCGCGCGGCGCGCGAGGGCGATAACGACCGCTTCAAGAATCTCCAGGGGCAGAACTTCCGCATCGTGTGGGTCACCGAGACCTTCATGCGCGTTGGTGGCTGCGACTGGACGTTCCTGTCGATTGGCGACAAGGCATTCCTGACCAATCCAAGAAAGACCCGCGACGTCTACCCTGAGCAGGATGGCGAGCGGCCGCTCGTGATGGGCTACGGCTCGATCGAGGCGCACCGGATGTTCCCGATGTCGCCCGTCGAAAGCTGGCAGCCAATGCAGATGGAGATCAACGACCTCGTCAACCTGTCGTTGGATATCCTGAAGCAGAATGCCATGCCGGTTTCCAAGATCCGGCGTGGTCGTCAGATCGACCTCGACCAGGTGCGTAGGCGAGCGTCGGGTTCATCCATCATGGTGTCACAGCCTGACGACGTCACTTGGGAGAAGGTGCCCGACGTTCCGCAATCCATGCCGATGGTGATGCGGGACATTGAACTGGAGATGGACGATCTCGCCGGCCAGTTCAATGCGCAGAGTGTCGAGCACAACAATGCGGTCAGTCGCACCCTTGGTGGCCTGAAACTGGTCTCCGGATCTGCCAATGCTGTCCAGGAAATGGACATCCGGGTGTGGATCGAGACCTGGACGAACCCTGTTTTGGCGCAGCTCGTGCGCCTGGAGCAGTGGTACGAGCACGATCCGATCGTTCTCGGGCTTGCGGGCACGCGCGCGAAGCTGTTCCAGAAGCATGGTGTCAGTCAGATTGACGACAATCTGATGAGCCAGGAAGTCACCATTCGCGTCAATGTCGGCCTCGGTGCCGGCGACCCGCAGCAGCGGATCGCTCGCTTCCAGGCTGCCGCCTCGATCGCCTTTCCGCTCCTTGCCCAGTCCAAGAAATTCCAATCCGGCGAGCTTGAGCTGAACGAAGAAGCCGTCATGGAAGAGTTGTTCGGGGCAGCCGGCTATCGTGACGGTGGCAAGCGCTTCATCCGTCAGGGCCAGCCCTCAGGTGGCGACCCGCTGCTCGATCTCAAGGCGCAGGAGATCAAGTCCAAGATCTCCAAGAACGATCGCACCGGCAAGAGCGCGATGCTCACCGGGCTCGCGGCGGTCGCCAAGGCCGCGCTCGGTGCCAAGGACTCGGAGGGCGAGCAGGCCAATCGCATGCTCGACCAAGACCTCCAGCACACCGAGATGGGCCACAAGCACGGCATGGAGATCGCTACGCACCAGCATAATGTCCGCATGGATATTGCCCAGCATCAGGCCGGCAGAGCCGACGCAGCACACCAGCAAGGCATGGCTGAGCGAACAGCCAATGCTGGTGATCGCGACGCGGGCCACGCCGCCGGCATGCAGGTCGCCGGACATCGCCAGCAAGCACAGCAGAGCGAGCGCGATAATCAATTCAGGGCCGCCGAGATGGCGCAGCCGCAGGAGGGGGCTGGTGGGGGACCATCACCCCAACCCTCTCCCCAACAACCGCCCATGCCCATGCCCATGCCGGCTCCGGCGGCGGCACCCTCGATCCCAGCTCAAGAGCCACCGGCTATGCCAGGGGCCGCGCCAACAGCGCCAGGATCGATTGTGGTGCCGCCACCCGAGCCCGTTCAGGTGCCAGTCCGCTACGACTTTGTCCGGGGTCCGGACGGTCGGATAACCGCGGCCGTTCCAGTCTATGCCAAGCACCCACCTGCTGGCCCGGCTGGTCCACCCGCTGAGGAAGCACCATGGCCGCCCCCGAACGTATGAGAACCATACTAACGCTCGAAGAGACGATTCAATTCGCGATCGACCTGCACGAGAAACAGAGGGATGACGAAGCCCTCAAGGTGATCAATGCGGTCCTGGAGCGCTTTCCGGACAACTACCACGCCGTCAACGTGCTCGGCACGCTCACGTGCCACAAGGACTACGTGGAGGCTTATCGGTTGTTTGATCGGGCTCTGGAGCTGTCAGGCGGTCAGTCCGCAATGATCCGCTCCAATCGGGCAATGACTCTGTCGCACCTCGGCAAGAAAGAGGAAGCGATGGCGGAGTGGGAAATTTGCGTCAAGCAGGATCCCGAGAACGGTGTGTTCTGGAACAATCTCGCCAACATCAAAGAGATGCTCGGAAGATTGGATGACGCGCTTGTCGACATCGAGCGCGCACTCAAGCTCGATCCTGATCACGCTCTGACCTACTTTAACCGGGCAATCATCCTGGCGCGTCTCAATCGCAGCCACGAGGCGATTGCCAACTTCAATATGGCGATCGCGCGCGATCCAAAATTCCCTGACTCCTATTTCAATCGCGGGATTGCGCGTTTGATGGTCGGGGACTTTGGTGGCTTTGAGGACTACGAATGGCGGTTCAAGTCTCCGTCCGTCATCATCAATGCGATGCCGCACACGAAGCCGAAGTGGAATGGTCGCTCATTCTTGGATGGGAAGTCGATCCTGATTCACTGCGAACAGGGGATCGGCGACTCGATCATGATGTTCCGGTACCTGCCGCTGCTCGTGAATCGCGGTGCCCGTGTGTATCTTATTACACATAAGCCGCTTCAATCGCTGGTCAACATTCCGGGCGTCACGTCACTTACTGAGGATGACGCCTACCCGGACACCGACTACTGGCTGCCCGCGCTCTCCCTCCCGATGACATTTAAGACCACACTGGACTGCATTCCGGAGGAGTGGTGTCCGGAACCGAACAAAGATGTCATGGAGGAGATGCGTGCGTACCTCGTCAGCCTCGGGATCTGCAAAAATCTCAACCCCAAGGTCGGGCTGGCATGGTCGGGGAGTAGGCAGCACAAGCAGGACAAGCATCGCTCGATCCCGCTCACGGCGTTCGGTCCGATCCTGGATGCCAAGGCCGACTTCGTGTCGTTCCAGTACGACGTGCGAGACGATGATCAGGTCACACTCGATGGTCTGAGGCGTAGCGGCCGGCTGCATTCGATCCGTGACAAGCTGGTCGACTTGCGTGCGATGGCGCACGCGATGGCGTTCATGGACATCATTATCACGGTCGACACCTCGGTGGCGCACCTGGCCGGGAGTTTGGGTAAAGAGACTTGGCTTCTGATCCCGGAGATCGGAACTGACTGGCGCTGGATGAGAGACCGAACCGATTCACCCTGGTACCCGAGCATCAAGATCATCCGACAGGATGTTGCCGGAGACTGGACATCAACACTCGCTCGTGTCGCCAGCGACTTGAAGGCGCGCTGCACGAACTTCTTCT